CGCCAGTTCCGTGCCCCGCCGCCGCCGCATAGTGCCTCACAGGCCCCTTGACGCTTGACCGCTGGCCCTCGCCCTTGCGAAGCAGAAGGGACCATCAACCGCAGCCGGAAGCAGCCATGTCTAAGAACATTCAAGAGATATTCTATCCCAATTATAATAAGCGGGTGCAAAAAATCCGTGATAACGATAGGAAATTTGCACATTACACAAGTGCAGAAGTCGCCGTCTCGATATTGAAGAACAAGTCAGTGTGGTTGCGGAATGCATCCGTGATGAATGATTTCAATGAAATTGAACATGGCCTGAATTGTCTCCTAAAGGTTTTGGACTCTGATACGGTCGGAAAGCAATTTGCGAACCTTGTTAACGAGATCCACCCGACAGCATTCAACAGCATCATGATCCGTTATGCAATGCCTACCGATTTGCATGATACCTACCTGACATGCTTGAGTGAGCATGGACCTAATGGCGGAGCTATTAGCGAGGATAAGCTTGGACGTCTCTCCATGTGGCGAGCGTATGGTGGAAACACCAATGTTGCTATGGTATTTGATCGGGAAAAAGTGCTCAACGATCACAGCACGGCCACGACACTAAGTCCGGTTCTTTACGCAGACGCTTTCATGTTCCGTAGAGAATTCATGGAGGTTATGGAATCCATTGCCGAAAATATTGAGCTATTGAAGGGGAATAAGGACTTATCGCTAGCATATCTCTTTGGTGCTCTGGATGCCGCAGTTCTCAGCACGAAACATCCCGGATTCGAAGAGGAGCAGGAATGGCGTGTGATTCACCGTCCTACCCCATACAACAAGCTTCCATGTATGGTCGCCTCGGTTGGCGGAGTCCCTCAGAAGGTCTATCTCCTCAATCTAGATGGAGCCAACTCCGCGTTGAACCTTAACGACATTTTGGATCACATTATCGTCGGACCAACGGCATTTCCCGACGTTATAAGTGATGCGCTCATTCAGGTTATGACAAGCGAGCACTATCACAACCCTCAACTCCGAGTGAAGGTATCTGAAATCCCTCTTAGGCGCTAACTCAAATTTCCGATCCCCTAAATAAAGCACGGTTGATGTTTTAGCATTGCGTCAATCGGAATCTCCGTGTGTGACTGGCCGGGCAGGATGATGAATCCGTAAGACCCGGCTTCTTTTTGTCCCCATTGCACATTGTTGCCATTACGCAACATCAATTCATTTCCTCAAATAAATTTCCATCCGAACGTCTGAAACGACAATTTCGGCATCCTCGGATTACTAAATACATTCATGAGGAAAGCGAAAGGCGTTTATCGCCGCCGAAGTCATAAGCCATTTCATAATGCAGGCGTAATGGCGCTTCCCTCATTTTCGTAACAGTAACCATTAACCGAAGGATTTGCCATGCCATCCAGTCTTATTGAAACAGTCACACGCTCAATCTCGGACAAGGCAACGGCAAATCCTATCGAGGCTCTATTAGCTGCCTCATGGGCCTTCATGTTCGCCCACAAAGCTTACATCGCCCTAATCCTTCTCATCTGAAAATAATAACAACACCAACACACAGGGAAAAAAACAATGCTAGATCACCAAAAAATTAATGCGAAATGCGGCACGAATTACACCGCTGCCCAAGTCTCAAAGGCCATCGACTGCCCGGTCTCGATTAAGGGCATTGCCGACCGCATCATGACCGATCATGCAGGATCAATCCGCTTTGACACTATGCATAAAGCCTTTTTCATCTATGCCCATGGAGAATGGCGCAAGATCGAAGATATCGTCATTCGATCACTCATCCGTAGCGAGATCGATAACCTTCAAAAAGAAATTAGAATCCTTACCAATGCTCAAATCGCGGGTATCCTGCCGAACTTCGATCCTACCCCATCCATTAAGAAGATCCTCACGTTCCAGCAAAATGCCGATGATGCCTTGCGTAACAAGATTTTCGAAGCTTTACGCATCCGTTCTGCATCCATGAGGGTTCGCGGCGTCTCAAACGAGATCAGCGATCAAGTCTACGATGCAACCCGATAAGATCGATCAACACCATCTTGCGGATCTCATGAGAGAGGTTCGCGAGATTACAAAAGGCGAATTCCTGATTTGTTATTGTGAGTCTGGTTGGATAGCGATGGCCAATGGCGTTCGGTATTCAACCATTCATCCAACACCAGCCGATGCAGTAGGGGAAGCGTTGAACACTCTCCTAGACGATGAGGCTGAGAGCGCGAAACTGAGCGGCCTCGACCCACAGGCCTATCTGGCCGACGTGCTGGCGCGCATCAACGACCACATCAACCCGCGCGGACCAAATATCATTGATGGACCGATTTCCGCGAACAAGATCACCGCAACACATCTTCCGATTATGACTAATGGCGATGACAAACCGCAAGCAATCCAATTGGAGTAGTTCAAAGCGCAAGGTGACTGCGGCTTACCGGAAGAACCGGGATATCGTCCGCAATCGAGATCAAGGAATATGCGTCCGCTGTTTCATGCTTACAGGCAGGATCGTCTTGGCCTCAGACTGCGACCATCTTCAAAACGTCAACAGTGGTGGAACGGATGATCTAAGCAATCTCTGGATGCTTTGTAAGGACTGCCATAGATCGAAAACGCAACGTGAGAGTAACGGGCTAATCGGATTTGATCCTATCATTGATTATGATACCGGCTGGCCAATCCCGGAAATGGATTGGAAACAAGTAATATCCGAGCGTAATCGAGAATACTTCAAGCCTAAGTCATTCAGCCTCTAATCCATATCCAAATTTCAATTTCAAATTCAGGCAGATCATTCAATTGGTCTGCCTATTTTCATTCTACATCATGGAGTCACAATGTCATTCAAAACGAAAGACCTCCCATCATCCGAAAAATTACATGCGCTTTTTCGTTATGATGAAGATGGGCAAATATATTGGAAGAATCTCAATAATAGTCGCAAGAGTGCGGATCGTCCAGCGGGGTCGATTAACAGGAGTCTCGGATATCGACAGGTTCATATGATGGGTTCGCTATTCTATGCCCATCGCATCATCTTCAAGATGCACAATCCAGACGTCGATATTTCTAACCTCGTTATCGATCATAAAGACGGCGACAGACTTAATAACCGGATCGAAAATCTCAGGGCAGTTACACATTCAGACAACAGTTTGAACCGTCTGATGAATGTCAACCCATATGGACAGGGAGTCGAGAAGGTTAGCAATCGCTTTGCTGCAATCGTCGCAAGGCATGGGAAGAAGAAGCGTCTCGGAATATTCGATACTCCCGAAGAGGCCCATGAAGCCTACTGTCAGGCTACTGCGAAATACAATTTGAGACTTGCCCAACTGCGATGACCGGAAATCAACGAAACACTAAATAACATTACAACACACACATAAAGGAGAAAATGAAAATGGAAATCCGAAACAAGGAAGCTATTGCAAAAGCCCTGACTGATATCTTGGATGAAGTTGAACTTCATGCTGCGAACACCGACCAAGCATATGAGACTCTGAATGCGAAATGCAGTCGTGCATTGAAGCTGGAAGAAATTCGCAAAGCTCAACGGGAAGTTCTTGATTGTGAGGATAAGCTTGAAAGTCTCATCCGCGAGGTAAGGAGTGATATTCTTTTTTCAATCCCGGATGCGGTTCGGGGTATCGAGAAGGCAAAGGAGAAGCATGAGAAATTGCTTGAGGAACTAAAAGCCGAAAAGTGATCTGATCATCAACAGCATTTGCACAAGACCGGATCAATTAAGGTCCGGTCTTTTCATTTTCCGCAATCTGCCAAACGATTCTCTCGCAGATTTATTTGATCGGAAGGCAAAGAAAAATCCGATTTCAATTGACATTTTCGAATCATTTTTGACCGGGGGGAGGTCGATTCGATTTTCCCTTTCACAGGGTTCCCGCGCATGGTAGTGACGAGTTTTAAACGGGCAGTTTTTTCCTTTTTTTGCCATAGATCCCGATAAGCGGCTTGACTCCCAAATTCCCTACATACCGGGAGATTGCTATTTGGGAATCAACAATAATGGAAAACAACAAAAAGACACTCATTCCGCCAAATGACTTTTCGGATGATGAATTGGAGGTTTGGTGCCGCATCTTAGACAGTCTGGAAGATGGATGGATTACGGATCTGCAACGGGATTCACTCGTGGCTTTCTGCCGTCATGTCGTCCAAGCTGATTACGTTGCCGGTCTCATTAGAGAAGCCAAAGACAATCGCAAGATTGACGATATTATCGAATTCTCGAAACTGTTGAACAAGCTTACGGCGATGCTGGACCGCGAAAATAGGGCGGTATCTTCCCTCGCAACAAAGCTTCGGATTTCCAATCAATCACTTAGATCATCGAAAGAGTCTCCCGAGGCAAGGGCTTCCTCGTTCAAGCCATGGGAAGATGACGATGAGTGATCAATCTTTACCCGTTCTCTCGTCCGCTCAACCCGTCATTCCGCCTAAGCCGAAACTGTCTAGGGCAGAAAAGAATATCAAGTGGATTGAGTCGAACCTGTTTATTCCAGAAGGTAAGGACGTTGGTAAGCCATTCAGGCTTGTGGACTTTCAGAAGGATATCATTCGTTCGATCTATGACAATCCGGCTGGAACTCGTCGGGCTATTATTTCGATGCCCCGTAAGGCTGCGAAGACAACGCTCTGTGCCGCTCTGATGCTGTTGCATCTGGTAGGTCGAGAAGCCTTGCCCAACTCGCAACTATACAGTGCAGCCCGAAGCAGGGATCAAGCTGCGGAGTTGTTCAAACTGGCAGTCAAGATGATCAGGATGAGTCCGCGTATATCGCGTTTTGTTCGGATTGTGGAGACTAGTAAGCGGCTGAAGGTGCCCGAGCTAGGGACAGAGTATAGGGCTCTCTCCAAGGATGCTGGAACGGCTCAAGGGCTGAGTCCGTGCCTCGTGATCCACGATGAGCTAGGGCAGGTGAGAGGGCCAGTAGATCCGCTCTACGAAGCCTTGGAGCTTGCCACTGCGGCTCAGGCAAACCCGCTTACCCTCGTGATCTCTACGCAGGCTCCGACTGACAATGACCTTCTTAGTCAGTTGATCGATGACGCCGCAACCGGGGCAGATCCGACCAAGGTTCTTAAGCTCTATTCGTGTCCGATGAATATCGATCCGTTCTCAGAAGAAGCCCTAGCTGTCTCGCATCCTGCATGGAATTCCTTTGTGAACCGCAAGGAACTCAAGCAAATGCAGGCCGAGGCCGCACGGATGCCTGCCCGTGCTGCGGATTTCCGCAACTACACCCTCAACCAGAGGATCGAAGTCAACGCTCCATTCATTTCAAAAGATGTTTGGGATGAAGGCAAGGATAATCCCGAAGAATGGCATGGAAAGGATGTTTGGCTTGGCCTTGATCTATCTGAAACCCGAGATCTCACTTCTCTTACTTTAGCACATAAAGACGAGAATGGTTTGCTTCACGTTCATCCATTCTTTTGGCTTCCCGATGAGGGAATAGAGGATAAATCGAGAAGTGATAAGGTTCCTTATGACATTTGGGCCAAGGGTGGACTAATCCATTTAAGCCAAGGAAGAACCATCCAATATAAGGATGTCGCTGCCAAGCTTAAGGAGATTGCGGATAACGCCAATGTCCAGAAGGTAGCCTTTGACCGTTACAAAATAAAATACTTCAAGCGCGACATGATTGATTGTGGTTTTGATGAGCGATGGATTGACGAGCACATGGTTTCTTATGGGCAGGGCTTCGTTTCTATGGGCATCGGAATTAACGAGTTGGAGCGTTTAATTCTGGATGGCAAAATTCGCCATGGGAACAACCCCGTCATGAATATGTGCATGGCAAACGTGAAAGTTGTTTCGGACACTTCAAACAACCGCAAATTCATCAAGCATACTTCGACAAGACGAATTGACGGCGCTGTTACGTTAGCGATGCTCGCCGGAATGCTTGCTGATCCAGATAACAAGCCAAAGCCCAAGCGAAAAGCTCTATTTGCTTAATCCTAAATATCGCAAAGTATTATACTTGCGAGGATAAGCATGTTCGGATTTGGCAAACGAGAGTCAGGCAGCAATCAGCCGACCGTTATTAGTAGGATCTCTGAGGCGTTCGGCTGGTGGGGCGGATCGTCTTCTATTGCCCCGGCACTAAGCAATACAACTGCGATGCAGAACCCGGCTGTTATGTGCGCAGTCCGAACAATCGCGGAAGGTGTAGCTTCCATGCCTATCAATATTATCGAGACAAAAGAAGTAGACGGGCTGTCAAAGCGAACAATTCGGAAAGATCATTGGGCGTCAAAGCTGATTAATAAGCCAAATGCCTATCAGACCCGATTTGAATTTGTTGAAATGATGATTTCAAATGCCGTGCTCGGAAAAGGCGCATTGGCACTCAAAACCGTTGTCGGTGGAGAAGTCCGCGAACTCTTGCCTATCCCTAGCGGTATTTGGGAAATGGAAATCCTCACTAATGGATCATACAATTTCCGGGTAAGGTTTACCGATGGTTCCAGCCGCGTATTCGCAGCTAAGGATTGTCTATTCTTCCGTGGTTTGTCGCTTGACGGGTATTCGTCTATCTCCGCTATTGAGACCGCCAGAAAGGCTGTCGGTATCGCGAACGCCCTTGAAGGCCAGACTCTTCAGACGGCTTCGAATGGTGGAAGACCTTCAGGTGTCTTGAGCATCGGTGATCCAGAAGACGGCGTTGCTCTGGATGAAGATACCCGTGCCAAAATCATCGCACTTTGGAAGGACCGATTCTCATCGAATGGGGAAGGCGGTATCCTGATTTCATCTGGATATTCGACCGACTTCAAACCGATCCAACAGAACGCGGTTGATAGCCAACTTATCGAAAGCCGCAAGTATCAGGTCGAAGAGATAGCTCGCATCTTCCGGGTGCATCCGGCTTATCTGATGGCGTCCGGGACTATCACTCCCGAGATCCAACGGGCGCATGTCCGCAATACCCTCATGCCTTGGGTAGCTCGTTTTGAACAAGCATTAGCAGCGTCACTGCTCCAAGCCGAACCAAATCTGTTGTTTGATTTTGATGAGCACGAATTACTTCGCGGGGACCATTCTGCCCTAAAAGATTTCTTCGCATCAGTGACGGGCGTTGGTGGAAGTCCTGCAATCATGTCGGTCAACGAATGCCGTTATGAATTGGGCCTTGATCCTATTGCGGATGAATGGGCCAGAACTCCGCTCAAAGGCGGGTATGAAAACTCCGCTATTCAGAAAGAGGAAAGCAGCAAATGAGCGATATGGAATTCAAACACTTTAAATTCGAAATCAAAGCTGAAGATGATGGGGATATGACCGTATCGGGTTACGCTTCCATCTTCGGCAATCGCGATAGGGTCGGGGATGTTGTCGTTGCGGGGGCTTTCACTAAATCGCTCGCTTCTGGCCGCAGAGTCAAAATGCTTTGGCAGCATGACCCCCGCGAAGTTATTGGCGTTTGGGATGAAATGATTGAAGATGATAAAGGTCTATTCATCCAAGGCCGCTTTGCTAATACCGAAAAAGGAAAGGAGATTCGCGAATTAGCAATGATGGGAGCAATCGATAGCTTCTCTATTGGTTATCGGACCCTTGATTACGAGTATTCGAATAGCGGCGACCGACTGCTTAAAGAAGTTGATCTTTTTGAAGTCTCGCTTGTCACGTTTCCTGCAAACGAACTCGCCACTATCACTGCGGTCAAAACAGAATTCGATGAGGAACGCGAATTGCTTTCGCTAATGCTTAAGCGGATTGAACTGCTTACTGCGAAATAAGCCTGATTTTAACGTCCTACATAATGCATCAAAACGAATGAAACCATTCCATTTTGCAAAAAGGAAAGAAACATGACTATTGAACTTAAAAATGCCATTGAAGCTTCGAACCAGTTGATTCAAGCTATCCGTTCGGAAGTCGAAGGCGTTAAATCTGCCGACGCTCTGTTTGAAGGAAAAATGGCTCGCATGGAAGCCGAACTTGCGGCGTCTCTGTCGGCCAAGTCGGCTCTTGAAGCTCGCCTGAACGCTCTGGAAACCGCCGCCGCGCGTCCTGTGTCGGGTAAAGCTGCCG